GATTTTATATCTGTACGGACTCATACTGCCCATTATAAGTAATCCCACCAGGAATTACCATCGCACCTTCATTAAAGAAGTGGCGACCAAATTTCTCAACTTGATTTTGTAAGATTGACTGTAAGGTTGTTAATTCCCTAGCCTGCACTGGAAAACCAGGCTTGAATAATACCTTATAGTAATCTTTATTCGCGTCAAAGTCGTCGAAATAAGGACTGGTATCTAGATTGAGATTGCTCATTGTTTAGAATTCCAAAATAATTTTTACGTCTTCTTTTTGACGCGGATTTCTTTCTACAGCGGGTCTATTGTCAAGATATAAAATCTCGCCGCTAGGTTTATTTATCTGTGATTCTGCAAGCCCATTTACAAAATTAACTCCCAAATCAATTGATCTACTTCCGATTGTTACTGAGGAGTCATTAAATGTTTGGTCAATAGTGGCTGTAAAATTGCTTTCATCACCAGTAATAACACCACCACCAAATAAGAATGGTAGCTTTCTACCAACAATACCAATTGATCGGTAATCTGTATTATCGTATGTAGATGGATTATAATATAGTGACCTATCCTGTATATACTTCAATACTAAAGTTTCTGGGTCAAATGCAACAACATATGCTTTAGCAATAGATCCGTCATTATTGAGCTGTTTGAATTCCTCACCGATGATTGGAGTGCCAATAATAGAAGCAAATTTCAATGCATTAGAAGCTGTAAATGAGTTCTCAGTGAATAGGTTGTTAGAATCTTTAACTGTAGGATTCTTTATTAGACCAATTTGAGCAAACTTAGTATCAATTGGAAAATCTTGTGTTGAATCATCAAAGCGAGCATAGATCAAAATGCGATCTGTACCCAACTCATTATAAACATCAAAACCATGTCCCTTAGAAGGTGGAATGATTACATCTAGTTTTGCATTTTCACTGTTTAGTGAATTTATGGATCCTAGGTCAACTAATCCCCAAGTATAGCCCTTACCACCAGAGGTTACTGTTGCACGAGTAATTTCCCCGGCATTAACATCAACAGAGGCAAATGCTCCTTCCCCATCACCAATAATTTCAAATGACTGAGCACTACCATTAATATAACCAGCGCCCCTGTTAGCAATATAAATTTCCTTAATCTGATTTCTATTAATATCAGAATTACCACTTTCTCTGATTGACTCAATCTGTGGATTATCGCTAGTCAACCAATCACTAGGAACAGTGATATATTCAGTTGAGTCAAACTTTATAACATCTGAAGGAGCAACGGTAAATAGATACTTCCAAATGTAGCCATCCCCACTTGTTCCTGCGGGTGCTGGCTCAGTATCTACGAAGCTTGGCTCATCTTCAGATGCATTGCCAGTTGGATTGTCTACATTGGACCCATTACTCAGGCAAATGTATACTCTAAAGTCACTGGTAATAATGTAGTAATTAGAATCATACAATCGAGTTGAGCTAGTAATGGGGGAAATATTAGTTACGCTATAGTCGTCCCTATACTGCTCATATGTTGTCCCTCTAGACCAATCTAATCTTCTAATAACTCTACGGATGTTGGCTGGAGTGATTCTCCTACCATACATCATAGTATCATAACAATGTCTGATGTAGCTGAAATTGTCTGTGGGTGCAGGGGGATCTTGGTTCCACGTTAAAGACCTACCATAGCCTTCTCCAACTGGATTGGGTAATCCAATGAAGATATAATATGCGTTCAGGGGATCGGTTACTGAGTCAATAAAATTATCAGCATTGATCAGCCTGAACTCATCAGTAATTAGTGCAGCCATAGTATAGATCTACAATAACAAAACATCTATTGTTATTATTTATAAGGCGTCCGAGATGCCCCCAGAGTCTCTAAATCCTTGGTTAGATCTAACTAATGCTGGGTAACCATCCATAGTTGCGCTGTATGTTGTTCCATCCACAGAAGCAGAAACCTTAGCCCCATCGGTTCTAGTGATGTTACTAACAACGCCCCAACTAAACTGTCCGAGATTACTTCCAATAATATTGATATTGGAAATATCAACCTCTGCTCCAACATTAGTGGTAAAGTAACCAGTGGTTGGCGAAGTCTCAGAAACCAATATAGTGCTGTAAACGCAGTCTAGGAATTGTGTACCAACGCCCACTGTTTGTGAGTTGTTTGTTACAATACTTCGGACCCCATTACCAACAACAGTATTAAATACTGATACGGAATACCCACTAGCAAGTGTAGATGGTGCTCCTTTGGTCTCATAGAAGAATCGAATTCTCTTACCAGTCGAACCACCCGTTAGTGCACTAATCTCAGTGATTTTACCACTAAATCCAATATATGTTTCTGCGGATGAATCTCTCTCAACCGAAGTCCGGTTAGATTTGATTAGATATGAAGGAGGTGAAGTATAACCAGAACCACCATCATTTATAATTACTGAAGTAATTCTTCCACCAGAAATCAATAAGGTTGCACCTGCCCTATCGCCAGTGGGTGAAGGTGGTAAGATTAAGTCATCACCTTGACTATAACCACTATTTTCTAGTGGATTCGTTACAGTAATCGACGTTACGGAACCATCAAGGGGATCCAATACGATATCAAAAGTTGCGTCCACTTGAACATCATTCTTACGAATATCAAACTCGATTGAATCATATTGCCCCTCGTACTCAAAGATATCAACGTTATCCACAAAGATTGTAGTAGATGTATCTGTGAATGATCTAATGATAGATGCAGTTGGTCTAATAACAGACTCAAGATTACCTCTTGCCTTAGATACTGGCTCACCGTAAATGAATACATCACGCTTTTGCTTATCCCATGCCAAAGGTCTCGGATACATTTCAGTTAAATCATTATTTCCAAAGTATAGGTTGGTTGAAATCTCATCAGACTGTTCGATTCTATTGACATCACGAACATCTTGCATTTTTGTTCCAGGAACACCTGTTGGGATTGCATTATTCTTTGTGAGTTGAACCTCATCACCAGGCTTCAAAGACGTATCATAGATAGTGATTAGTTCATCATCAAGACCAGCCTTACCGCGATAGAAATAGATATCTACTTCATCATCTTTGGTTGGTGGCTCTGAGAATATGATGGATGTGCCACCAGAAAATGTGTAACTTTCGCCCGGAACCTGTAGAACTGTGTTGATGTATATCAACAAAATTGAATCTAGGTCAATTAGGAATGATTCTGGATCAGTTGGATCTTTTTCGAAGGATACCAAATCTCCCTTATATTGTAGTGGGAATCTACGCCTAACGCCATCCTGGAGTCGCCCAATATTATCAATGAAATCTAACTGACCAAAATTGAATGCAGAGAAGTTATCTCTCTGTGTTGAGTCAATAAACAATTGAAATGGTTCAATTGGTGCAGATAGGTTCTTATCAGTAACAATACCGACAACCTCAAGGATATCGCCATCTTGGAATCCATATGTGTCTTCTGAAATTGAATACTCATAGATTGAGAAGTACTCTGATCTACCAACACCAGTTGTTCTCGCAGCAGATACATTAACAGTAACAAATAAATTACTACCCATATCAGTTGTACCATCTCTCCTAAAGATACCCTTTACCGGTAATCTGGAATACGTTGGTGACGGTGCGGTAATAGTTGGATCATTATATCCACTTCCACCGTTGATGATATTAAATGATAATTCACCACCTGCGCCAGGAACACCCTCAATAACTGCGGGAGTTCCACTATGACCCTCCTCAAATACATTGATTGGAACTATACTATTATAACCAGAGCCAAAAGTACCGGCAACGCCCGTGATGGAGCCTCCAGATAGAATAGGATCAATCACCGCTGCAGCCAGCGGTGCAAAGCCCAAGCCCTCCCGAGAGGATATGGTGACGATTCTTCCACCCCTAGGCAACTGGTTTTGATTTGTATCAACAGTAGAGATGACTTGCTCACCATCTAACCCAGTAATACCACTGAAGATTAGCGTACCTATGCCTGATACATTATTGTATTCCAAAGAAAAGTCATTGTCTGGGTTATTCTCCGTTGATGGAGACTGGTAGATATCATTAATCAATACCACTCCACTACCCTCTAGAACTTCGGGAATAGTTGATCCAACCGAGGTCAGTGGGAACTGTGAGGTCAGACCATCGAATCTAGTACTAACATCATCATAGATAATGTTTTTATCATATTCCTTCTGTAAGAATATTCTTCCCTGGAAATCGGAGTTCTCACCACGCAAGTTACTATCGGTCAATCCAATGAGAGGTAGCTCCCTAGGTGCCTCAGTGAAGAAGATATTACTGCCTTCTAGGTTGTATGAACCACTAAACAAGTTGGCATCAGAAGCTGTTGAGTGGGCAACAGCAACACTTCCAAGTGCACCGCGAGTTGCCTCAACTAGTGGGAATGACCCCTCATTTGTAATTGGACCATCTGGTGACGTACCAAATCCAACATTCTTAATTACAACAAACTCATTATCAATCTTGAGAATGTCTCCACCAACCATAGTACCAATGCCAGTTAGAGTAATAAACTGGTCTACTTCGTCAAGTGGTTCGTCAGTAACATAAGTGAGCAATCTACTTGCGATTGGGGACTGCAAGACACCATCTAATGTGATGATCGACTTCTCAATCTTCTTAGCCATACCGATTGTATGGTAATTACCTTGACCAGCTGATGTAATTTGGAAAGCAATTTTATCCTTAGCATCTTGCTCAGTAGCAGCCAATTCAAATGAATTACCACCAATTCGGATTACATATACAGTTGAAGGTAGATCACCAACATTAGTTTGAATCGGTGAGAATGGCTGTTCTGCACTATCACCTGGGTAATAATACAATTCCTCATAATCACTGAAGAAGTGATTATTGATATTGAAAGTATTACCGTCAAGTGTGACTGTTGGACTAAATTTCTTCTCTAGAATTGGAACATTCTTATATTCGACGGGGAATGAGAATCTATCATATGGTGCAAAATAATCTTGCAAGTAATATGATTCACTCATAATTCCATAGTCTAGGATTTGATTCCTGTTATAGTTTAGGAAATCAGACTCGCGAAAGAATACCTCATGGTATCCAATAACTTCCATAGTAGCTGCTGGTAGCCCTGGATCTGGATAGAATCTAATGATAAAATCACTGCCTTGGATTACTGAACCGAAAGTACCAACACCGGCATTTCCTGCCCCATTAGTTAAGAATGGATATGTGTTGGTGAATGTTCTTCCATCAGAATTTAGATTCATCGTCTGCTGAATAGAGCCAAAACTGTTTGATCTAATCTGTATTAATGTCCTAACGCTTTGAATATCAAGAACGTCAAGGGTAATCACATCAACAGAAGCCACATTACTAGCCTCCGATTGATAAGTACTCATTAAGTTAATGCTTCTCTCAGCGCCAGCAGGGATATCATCAGGCTTAAACGAATATGTTTGGTTTCCGATGGGATTAGAAGACAATTCAGTAACCTTAGTCTTAACAGTAACTGGAATTGACTTACTATTAGTATAAACAAATCCAACGCGATTACCTGATAATCTTATGGTTGAATATTGAGTATTTAATACTTCACTGAATTCACTGGTCTCCGTTGCAGTAAAGCCATACTGAGATGAGTAGGAATTTCCACCATATGCAATACCATAGCATTCTACATATTCAAGATTTCCATTATCATCCTCAATTGTACTGTACAAGAATGCGCCAGTTGATGATGTTTTTGTTGTAAATATAGTTACAGATTCACCCGGATTAACAACAACATCCCTAGCAAATAACCTAGCATATCCAATAAATGCATCATTATTGTCTGCTATCTGAATATTTTCAGTCAGCATAATCTTCAATGAAGCATCAAATGATTCATAGTATTTTTTTGATGGTGTATATGTGAGTGTGTATGTATTGTCTTCTGTGGGTTCATTTAAGGTTTCTACAATACCATAGCCATCATTTCCAACTTCTGTTGTTAGAAGTGATTTTGTTTGGTTGAAGGTATTATTACCCTGGAATAGTGATACTAACTCCTGCATCTGGACTTCATCATTCTCTGGGTTTCTAACCTGAATCAAACCACGAACAAAGTTACTATTTGCCCCATCTAAGGTCTTAATCTTAATGTTACTATCCTCAAAGGTAACGAATCTAAAATTTCTAAACAATGGAGCAATATCATCCATTAGAAGAACTCTATTAGTCTTCAATAAAACATAGTCCGTCAAACGGCGTCTATTAATGTCCGCATTAATACGAATTCTATTAGTCCTATTATCATTAATTTCAGCATCATAGCCCAAATCAAAGATGTTAATTCTATCAACGCGCAATGGCTCTTGGTTTGACTCATTGACTCCGATAATATCGATGGTAATGCTATCGGAAGAAGTACCACCGATGGCAATACTTCCACCCCCATCTAGTCGAGTGTCCGCAAAGTTCTTAAGTCCCTTGGGATGAACAAGCTTATTGACTGGACCAATCATCTCATCAAAAGTAACGCTACTCTTGACGGAATATGATAGATTCTGATAATAATCATTATCTGGTAATGCTTGGGTGTCTTCATTGACGAATCCAATATTATCAACCCAACCACCATCAATTCTACTGGTAGTATTGAGCTCAAATGTACAATCAAATGAGTTGATTGTAGAAACAGTAACTAGAACTCCACTGATACTACCCTTAAGTTGATCGCCTGGGCGAAGATAGAAGTTACCGCTAACTTTAAATGAATTTGAGTCACTAAATTCAACGATTAAGTCAGTTTCTTCCAAAGCTCCATTGCGGATGATTGATAGTTGCTCACCAACAGAAAGAACCGCCGTATCTTGAACTACTTCAAATACTGGATATTTTTTCTTATTGATTGCTACAGCAATCTGGAACTGTTCTGGTCTAGCATTAGATAGATCCAAATCTGATGGATATTGAACAAATATCTTAAATGGATTGGTATCTAAAATACCAATAACATCCATAAACTGGTAGCCAATCTGATCCGAATTCAAGTTTGTCTCTTGACCATCAACAGCAATGATCCCCTCAATATAAACTTTATCTCCGGTATTGAAGGGTAGAACCGAATATCCTGCAATTGGTGTTTGTAAGTTAATCTCAACAATATTAGATGTATTATTAACATTGATATCATTGATTGGAATACCATTTGTATTATTCACAGCGAATAATTCATGGGTTACTTCATCCAATCCCTTTGGGGTATTGATAATCTCCACCTCAGAGATTGTATCATTACTTCTTACGAAATTAATATTGCCATTAGTAATTACTTTTCTTGATACCGAATCGACAAGCACTGCATCTGGAGTTGTCTGATAACCAGCTCCACCAAAGATAATATTAATCTCAGATACAATATCGGCACCATTATATTCAACCTCAGGCTGAGTACTTCCCCTAGGTGCGATAGTACTATCACTCAAATAACCCCAACCAGGATTTCTAATATCAATAGCCTGGATAGAACCAATGTTACTTGCTTGTGCTCTAAGTGAACTATTGAGTCCAAACTCAGATTCAACCTCAATAAACTCGGGAATAGAAGTAAAGTTTACCCCTGAGGATATTAAAGATACCTTATCAATAGGTCCAGATGTGTTTTGTGATGATGTTACATACTTAAAGTTTTCTGCACCACTAAATGCTGTAATTTTGGGCTTTGACCTTAGTGGGTATGTAAACGTCGTTGGAGAATCAACTATAACTCTTTCTTGAGTGGTATATACGCTAGGGATATGCCCAATAGAGTTATTTCCAGGTACACGGAAATCAATAGCAAACAATTCGTCTGTAGCAACAGATACTAGTGCGTAGTAGATAGTCTCCCTATTATTTGTTGAGTATGTTAATGTCTTAGTAGCACCAACAGATCCAGGAACCCCATCTGAAGATATTGCAAATTCCGAATCAATTCCATTCGATACAAAAATATCAGTGAGAGTCGCATCATTAAAGAATACAACATCCTTACCGATTAGATTTGGGCTGGATAAGTCAAATACCAATGAACCATTACTTGCCCAATTAATTTTTGGATTTACCAATGAGAATGTTTGGTCACCAGAACCGACACTAGTTAATTCAATTGGAATAATATTTCCAGGTTTTGTATCATTAAGAGAACTAGCAAGATAGAATGAGTCATCATTATACTTAATGATGAAGTAAGAATCAAAATTCTGAATACCACCAATAGAGCTAAGTTCATCAGATGCAGTGTACATTATCACATCACCACTCGTGAAGTTGTGGTCCGCAATAGTAATTCTATTTGTAGAAATATCAACATCAGTAGGCAATGCAATTTGCCCGTTGATAATGAGCTGCTCCCTAACCTCATTAGTATCAACAACAATTACTTGCTGTGATTCATTGAGTAATTTTGCACTTATAATATCATTAGTTAGCAATTCATGTGGTGTCTCTGTAACGACAACCGCATTAGACCTATTAACTAAAACTGATTGATTTAATCTGTTGGTTGTTATTGAGTATAGGTTACTATTAATAGATTCAATATTAGTTGGGAGAATGAATAGTAGTGGATCACTGTCAATATCAATCTTAAGACCAATATAATCCTTGCTGAATACCTCAACATAGAATTGACTGGTTAATCCCGCAGGAATTGCGTATGATAAACCATCAAGATCAATTGCATCAATTGATGCATCTCCAACCTCTCTATTAATAGTTACTAATTCATTTTGCCTGAAGTTGTGTTCTGGAATAAAGATATTATGTGTTTCGATAGAAATCTGCTTAGTGGCTCCACCAACCACATAGGTGGATGCAACCGAATCACCAACTTCAATACCGAATCCAAATGTTACTGATGGATTAGTATATCTGGTTAGATCCAATTCAGACTTAACTTCGGATGAAATATCTGGGACAGAAAACCATGTTGACTTAACATCAATCTGTTGACCAACAATGTATGTTGTACTGGATGCAGTTTCTCTAACAACACGAACAACTCCCTGAATTGGGAATAGTTCAAGAACCTTAAACAAGTCTGATCCCACATGCAAAATATCATTTACTGCAATTGATCCGATTGTGCGGATTATCTTAATATCAATAACTTCCTGATTAGGACCAGGAACGATCTCTTGGTTAATGACAATAGCAGATGTGTTGATATCTTCAATCTTAATGGATGCATCAACTAAACCAGTTAGATTTTCAGGTACATTTTGAAAATCGATGATTTCACCAACACCATATTCGTGGAATGGATCAACATAAACTCTAACAGTATTACTATCAAATCTAATTACTCTAGTATTAACCTGAGTATATTCGAGATAATCACTGAATACATTTACAATATCTCTACCCCGTAGAGTAGAAACTTTTGCATTTACTATATCTTCAGTTGAATCAAAAATTGCAACATCACCAACTCTGTAGCTGGATCCAGCACCAACAACTGTAATATCACTAACATATCCAGTAGATACATCAGTAACAAAGATATTCTGTGGTTCAGTTAGGTATGGCTGCACCAAGTACTCACTACCAATAAAGTCATTTCCAGCAGCATATGGAAAAATGTTTCTATAAATTGGCTTACCAATAAAATTATCAGCAGTAATAATATTTGTAGATACTGGGGGAGTATCCCTCATTACTGGTCCAATAAAATATGGAAATACTGGAGTACCTTCACCCTCGCCATTGGAATTAACGATTGTTGCATAATACGCATATACTCCATTTGGGAAATCGGGAGTTCTTGCATATCTACCATTATATTGGTCCAAATCACCAAATTCTGCATCATAGACATAATCATCTACAAAGAAGCCAATGGGATACTGGGCTATTGATGGGCGCTCATCAATCAACTGGGAATTCTGTTTGTACGATGATCTCATCGCAACAATAGCGCTATTGATATTTTCTGGGTCCTCATATGCATATGGACCATAGATTGGGTTTCCATCTCTAGCCCAACCAATCAATGGGGAGTGCTCTCTGTTAAACTCATTGTACACAATATTCTGCAAATTCTTTCCATATGAAATTATGGAATAGTTTCCATTTGATATGGAGTCATAACCAAAGCGATAATTACTATCCGGGGTCAATTCCCTAATGAATGGACGCAAGATTGCATTATCTATTCTATCTGTAATTACGACTTTACTCTCATTACTATAGTCAAATCCGCGATTGATTACGATAATTTCAATAACTCTACCATTCTCAACAACCGCACGCAATATTGCCCCCGAGCCCCTACCAGAAGGGTCCTCAAGGTTCACTACTGGATTGGGAGAGTAATCCTTACCTAGGCTCAACATTGTGGCGTTAAGGAGCCTACCGGCAGCAATGGTAGGACGTGCTGCAGCTTCACTACCAGACACCACAGTATATGTGGGCTCCTTATTAAAGTTTAAGAGACTGTCTCCATATAAGCCATGATTAGTGAGATATACATTTTCAATAGAACCCCTAATAATAGGTGTGGTTACTATTTCTCTACCAGTAGAATCTTCAAAGTCAGCAACAACTGTTACTACAATTTCAGGATATGCAAATCTATGTGTAGATGACGCATCACTATTATTGATAAACTGAACGTAGCTGAGTTTAGTTAAATTGAGATCTGGAGTTGGTGTTGAGATTTCATATAGCTGGAAGGTATTATCATCAATATATCCAACATAATATTCTTCACCAGAAACTAATGGAGATAAATCTACACCACCAGAGGATACACTGTATATAATTCTCTCACCACTTTTAAATCCATGATTTGGATATTTAATTGAGTTATTTGGGCGGTCAACATGTTCCTGTCCAATAATAATCTCCCTATTATAGAAGAATCCACCATCATCGATAATATCAACAGCAATTAGCTGTTTGGACACTTTAGTCTCAAATGCCTGAATACCAATTCCCTGGTTTGAGGCATCAAAGTTAATTGCATTGATTCCAGCCAAAGCGTCGTCTTTTGTATCATATAACTTAATAGTGATGCTATTAACAATGGATACAAAGTAAATTGTTCCATTTGTTAGATTCGTACCTGCGCCAGTACCAACTTCCTTTCTGCCAAATGAGTTATACGTAATGAACTCACCATCGGACAAGTTGTGTGGTTGTAGGAAGCTAATTGTATTATCAAATACTCCAATACCACCACCATCTTCAATTGGGCGAGTGTCAAATGTTAATGTTCTGAAGCTATCCTCAATAATAGGTTCTAATACAGCACCACTGGAATTACCACCAGTAATAGATATTGAAGTTACTCTGGAGATCTCAAATTCCTGTGGATCGACCAAAACAGACTGAAGAACACCCTTCATTGCTGGATATACACTAGCAGTGTCTCCACCATTACCATCACCAATAAGAATCTGTGGTGGGTTTATAACATTGAACCCACTTCCACCAAAAATAGTTTTGACCTCGGTTAATGGACCATAAAATACTTTATCTGTAGACTTAAATGACCTTATGTTAACACCATTAGTCAAAGTTCCAATAATTTCTGATGATCTAGTATCATATGGATTGCGGACAGCATTATATACAGGAACACTCTCTGGTACTGGGATTTTTACCAAACTATCATTTGGATTAATTTTACGATCACTCTGATCATCTAATGTAAAGATGTGATCACCAGAGACACTATTGGGAACCAATGGAACAAATGAACTGCTACCAACTAGAGACTGTGATCTATACAATCTAATTTTTCTGGTAGAAAGCACTTCCACAAGGTACTTACCAGGACTACAGATTGACTCTGCACCATCAGCGACAGAATATGTTATAAAATCACCCGTTAAGAACTGACAATCATCATTGAGGACAACTGCGGAGTATTCATTGGAAGTCGGTAATGCGTCAACTGACTGGAAGTTTGCCGGAACAATATTAGAAATAATATTTTCAATTAGTTTTGTTTCAATATTATATGATGGAAGTGAGTTTGTTGAAACATATAGATGATCATTAAACCCGGTTGCATCATAAACATTAAGAACATTGGATAGTAAGTTCCCATTACCATATACAATATCAGTATCAGAACTTGTTGCATATATCTGATTTCTTCTTAAGTCTAGTAGAGAACCATCAACCAAGCCAGATGTATCATCAACAACAATGATTGCCCCTTCATAATCAACATCAGTGACCAACTTATCAGAAGCAATAATATTATTACTACCCCTTGATAAAATATCAACACTATCACCAATTTTGATAAATGACTTATCCAAGTATCTACTGTTAATTTGGAAAGACGCACCAGAGAATTCCTTTACCTGCATTCTTACCGCAGTATTGTAGATGAAACTATTAGCTACAATTTGCTTATATGATAGATCTTCACCAGAAAATGTTGTGTTAGTAATGTTCTCGCCAACTGTCTTGGCGTCAATAGTCTCTCCTACATCAACACCACTCTCATCTTCATCAAATGCAAAACCAGAGATTACACCTGTGGACCTAATTTTGATTTCGTAACCATCTTTATCATAACCAACAATGTATAGATCTTCAAATAACTCATCACCATTGGTGAGTGTGGGGAGAGTTGTACTTGTAGTTACATCTAGGAATTGGTTTACAGTCTTACTTTGATATGTGAATCTATCACCATTTGATGAGACAATCTCACCAGAGTCTGGGAAACCAATGGTTGAATCAACTGTTACTGTGGGCTTACCTGAAATCCAAGGACGCTGCACTCTCGTTCTTGCGGATAGCTTGAATAGTTTCTTCTCATTACCTTCTTCATCCTTACTAACATAGTAATTTACGCGGAGATAGTTTGTACCGCCACGAATGAAGTTCTCAACTCTAGTAATTGATGCCGTAATATTGTTATCGGTACTTTGAAATACGTTCTTACCTTCTAGCTGTTTAGGATCACCAGAAACCGGAAGACATACTGCATAATCATACTTAATGTAGTTTGCTGTTGAGGGCTTGATCTGCTGCTCTTCCAAATCAATAACAACAGGCTTCTCACCATATAAAACCTTGAATAGGATCTCAAATGATTCAGTACTTCCCTTTGAAGCATAAAAAGATCTAGCCTGCCTAATCCAGTTTCCACGATTAATGTCTATACTGGAATCTAATGACTCAAAACCAGGTGTGAATGTATACTTAATCTTATTATAGAACTCTTTTAGGAATAAAGTACTTAAGTTCTGAACAGGAGCGTCTGTAACGTGCGCAGAAGCCTCTGTAGTCTCAAATACGACTTCCCCTGGTGCATTAGGAGCATGGTAACTGGTAATTCCACTGAAGCCCCTTACAGCGCCTGTGAATGAATTTGTAGTAACTCCAGTATATGTAATAATCTCATCATCAATTTTAAGCAGTCCCCACATATTTGGGAACGTATCTGTTGAATTGACGAAAATTTCTGTATCTGTTTCTGATACGTCTTGTGTTAAGTTAAATTTAGGCTGCCTCGTTAGTGCAGTTACATCTAAGTACTTGTCTAGGTTTGATGCAAAGTCCATTGCACCACCCATTGATTCCTGAGAAACATAGAACTGTCTCAGAAAATCATCAGTTAAGGGCTCGTCTGATTGGATAAATTCAGGGAGTTGTGAAGCAACGATATCCTGAATTTTCACTCTCACATCAATACCAGTACCAATCATGTTGAATACCTACATCTACCTTGTTAATTTACCGTTAGAGTAACTAGAAGTAACTTTAAAGCCAACGCCAGAAACCTGTTCACCACTTGTAATGGTGTCCTTAACCATATTTATGGTGCTATTTTCAACGGCAAATACGACATACAAATCCTTCAAACCAAGAACGTCATTCGAAAGAGGGATTGCCTGGATTTCAATAACGTCACCTGTGACTGTTGTGCTTACAAACTGAATTGGTTTGATTCTTATTTCACCCTTAGTATAGTCAATAGATCCTGCATTTGGGATGACTACATTTACCATCCTATCACTACCATCAGTAACGATATTAAAGAAGAATACTCTACCCAAACCACTACCATCTAGATTGCCCCGCTCATCTAAGTTAGGTGCATCAGCCATGTATAGTGTCTGATTATAACCTAGGACTTCAAAACCACTAGATTTGATATTATATCCAGCTGCAGTGTAATAGAAAGAATTACCATAGCAAAGCTCATACTGAGCGACATTATTAACAAGAGCGTTCAAGTTTCTTCTAATAATAACTTTTGTAATATTTGATGTTATTGCATTACTAGTATCGTCAATAATCTTCTGGGACTTGGAGTATTTGAATCTACCACCGAATCGGTTAAGGTTAATCGATGATGCGTATGTACTTAGTGAATTTGAAACATCACTCTTAAGTGATTCAGCATTGCTGATTACAGTATCGTCATAGTATACAGAGGTATTAATTTCGACGAATAGAACCTTAACATCAACAATCTCTTGGTTAATACCAGCAACAGCATATCCTTTCAGTGCAGATATGATATTGGACTTATCAAACTCACTGATAGATAACCCATTCATTGGCTTGATACTTAATATAACAGTACCAAAACGAGGTGGAACTAGCTCCTCACCACCAACTACAGATACACTCTCTGTATTTGGATAAATTTCTTTGATTATTGCTTCATAATCATTACCAGTTACAGCTCTATACTGTGAAGAATAAAGCTTTGGAGCGTAATACTTAATACTAGTGACCGATTCAATAGCTGAGCCACCCTTAGAAGGCGCTAGAACGTTTAGGGGAACAGCGGATGTAGGAAATACTGTAGCACCACTAGAGCTCTCTAGGGAGCCGGAGAAGCTAAGCTTAGACGCACCATTACCATCTTCACCATTTGTTACAATGTATGAGAAAGTTATAACTTGACCATTGGCTACTGGCTTACCAAAGACACCATCACCAAAAATGACTTCATACTTCTCATTCTCAATTTCATTCAAGAAATAGATTTCATCAAAAGCATTAACATTAACAATGTTATTCACTCTAGTCCATTCTCCACCAGAACCGACTTCATTAACATTACGAACTCTTACGACTAATGTGCTGTAATCAACATTTGGATTATTGATAACAAATCTCTGTTCTATGGATCCATCAACAACAATTGTATTTGTTGCATAGTTTCCCTGATAAATTTGAATTGGCTGAAGCTCATTACCAAACTCAGCCACCCCATTAATCACAGGTACAGTAATATTCTCGGGAATAGAGAATATATAGCTTGTATTATTCTCCCCACCAATAGCAACTAGACCTGATCGCAAGGTCAATGTTGGTGTAGTCACCCCGATTTCTACTCTGAAGCTAATATCTGCAATAGCCGCCTTAATGGAGTTAGGTAAATATCCAATATTACTAGCTAGTGAAGTAACATTTCTTCTAATAGTCGCAGAATCAAGAAATGACTCATTGACGATCATATTTGCGTTTACTGAATTAATATATGCATTATATGCAAGAGTATCAATAAGAATTGAAAAGTTAGACCCCTCAAAATCGAAGCCAGTAAAATTCGAATCAGCTCTTAGATAGTCCTTAATAGACTCTCTGATTTGATCATAATCAAGATTAGTAAACTTCGAGAAAGTCATTACCTTGTAGCCTCTAAGATGAATGAATATTTTTGTGAGGGAAATTCTTGACCTACGATTGTATATGAAACCGTTACACCAAGCTCATTCCTATCAGGTCGATCACTAATTTCGACTGAGAGAGTATTAACTCTAGGTTCGTATCTATTAATTGAGCTAGTAATCTGTTCCTCTAACTCAAGAGTTGTAGTAACGTCATATTGCTCAAATAATTGTGATCTAACCTCAGATCCAAAAAGGCTGTTAAAAAACTTCTCTCCAGGAATAGTCTGAACGATGTTTTTAATGGAAGCGTTGATTGCACGCTCATTTTTCAATACAGGAAGGTCTCCCGTTACCGGATGTGGCTGGAACGAGAGGCTAATATCCTTAAATGATCTAGAAATACGTTGGATTTCCGCCATTTTAAACACAATATTTGTCTTTATTTAGTTGCATAAAAAAAGACCCATATAAAAGAGGTCTTTTTTATCAATTATTCAGTTTTCTTCGCTTTTTTTGGTTTGTTTGGCTTCAATTCGAGCTTTTTGAGCAAGAGCTCGGTCAAGTGCACCATAATCAGTTACTAAAACGACGCCAGGTGAGCGATCTACAGGTCTTCCCATTAAATTTGTCCTAAAAAACGGCATTTTAGAACTTTTAAGGGGGTTCTATCCCCAATAAATTCAATTTTATTTATAACCCAGAAGGGGCAGGGTCCCAAAAGGGGTTAATTTCGTTCAAAAAAGAGAAATCAGCTCCTTCCTTGACCACGATAACGCTTTTGCTTAGGTCTCGCGGAGGACGCAGAGAGCTTCGTGCGATTAGAGCGACCCTGACGAGTCTTTTTACCTGCTTTCTCGATTTTTTGCTGTGTTTTGCCGAACATTTGTTACTCCTTAATGTAAATTTTATATTCAATGAGTGGTTGAGATGAATCACCACGATCATAATGTTGATTTGAGAGGTAGGACATAGTATCAAAGAAATCCTCTTCGGAGAGTCCTTGATAAGCCGTCTGCTCTTCAATGATTATATCGTAAAGATGTTCCATGTGGTCACTTAGATAATTGGATCAGATGACTCGGGTCTTTTCGTGACCAACGCGGATACGGGGATCACACCAGATTTCAAAACCTGCTGCAATTGCGTCGAGACAGAATGAGACATCCTCTCCGCACATATCCTGCACATTACCAGAATCAAAGACTTGCATCTTGGGAGCGAACCAGGGGTACTTCATCTCTGGGTGCTCAAACACACCGTTCTTAAGAAGGATCCAACCGAAACCAGCATAGTCAACAGTGAAAGGCTTCTTACGCTTTTGGATACCATCAACCATCTCATGGTTCATAACACCTCCATTCTTAGCGAAGTCATCTTCTTCTAGCCAATGTGCAACTGAGGTAGTACGACCATCTTCGGTACAATACCAACCAGTAGCGATGTCCTTATCCATAAGAACCAACTGAAGCATCTTCTCAGTAGTGAATACGATGTCTGAATCGATCCAGAGTTGGTAGTCATACTTAAGGCGTCCCTGCCAGGGGAGTTGATCAGGACCTGCTAGTACGTTAGCACCGAGGCACTTACAACGCGCAAAGTTGACCATTGAACTGTAGTCTTGGGAGATCTGAATAGATGCACCCATTTGCACCAAGTCAAAACAGATTTGAACAAAGCTCTTAAGGAACTTGTAGCTTACGCCACGACCGGGCAAACAGAATACTACGGTCTTACCGCGTAGCATTTCCTTTGCTTTATCATAATCCCATTCTTTAGCTTCTGTTGCAACTTTGCCCTTAGGGGGCTCTTGTGCTTTGACAGTAAATCCTTTAGCCATATTAGTTAATAATAATGAAACGTTTCAATTCAAACTAGTTTAATATATTCAGTAGGATCCTTCCAACAAAATACATGAAGGAGGGTCGCACTGAATAAACTCCAGATTAGCATCTTCTTTGAGATTCGTCAACCGAAGAAACTCATTCATCCAGTGATACTCTTTCTCAAATTCGGAAATACTCAAATTAGAGGAGATACAATTATTGTTTAGATAGATGTGATATGTAGGCTCGTAGTAGTCCATTAGTTAACCTCACGTAAAATCAATTCATCCCCATCAATGACCCATTCTAACTCTTGACCTTCATACCAATCCATTTCACTTAAGATTTCTTGAGGAATGGGAATGATTAGATCGCCAGTAGTAACGTTCTCTTCAAGGGAGACAATAAAGCTTTTGTCCATGTTCATGTTAGTTGATTATACACCCTTACACTATATAGCATAACAATTATTCTATCATATCATCTGGGCGAAGCCCCTAGGGTCGTAAGAAGGGTTCGGCTATATTTCTTTGAGCACTCACAACACAACTATGGACCGTAAAGGGATCTCTAAACCCCCTCTATGGACCTCTAAGGGGGTCTCTACGGAACTCAGAGATATCTGCACCCTAAACACGGAGTGCCTGTTAGAAGCTCTCCTGTAAGCTAGGTTACCCTATAAGGTAAGAGAGCACTAAACATAGTAATAACCCTCTCTATATTAATACTCTGACATACTCTCTTCGGAGAATGCTTGAGAGGGGGTTTTCGTTCGCGCTCTCGGCGGGTCTCTACGTATCTCTATGGTTCTCTACTAACACACCTACGGTGTGTGCCTACGGCATTCCTATTGAAATACTCTTTTTTAGAAGTCATAAATAGGCTTGTTAGCGTTATCATTGAGTCTTGTAGATTACTTTAAAGGGATACTCCAAGGGGGGCTTGACAACACACGGAGATACTTGTAGAATAGCCTTGTTGAGGTTGATAAGACACTCTAAGTACTTATTGAAGATATACGCAATACTTCTGTGTAGAGGGATTACACAGAGATAAGCGAATG